ATGCCTTGATTTTGTGTATGGATCAACTGCATTGTAGGACGAAGCGCGGCGTTACTCTCGCCGAAGAAATCGTCGGTATATTGAAACTGCGTCATTACGCCGACGCGTTCAAACTCGATCGCGGCTTTCTGCCCGCTCCCGAACGTATAACGCAAAAACGGCGCGCCGTTGTACTCGACAACTTCGCACCGTTGAGGAAGCAGGGGATAATACCCGATCAGCCCGCCGAATTCATCTTCGATCGGAACAATGAAGCAAGTATTATTCACCGAAAGGATCGTCGCGATCCTGTAAATGAACTTCGATGTATCCATGAACGGATTAGGCTTGAACTGCAATGTCCGTTCAAGGTTCTTTTGCGCCGTGCCGCTGATCTCCGGTTTCAGCTTTGAAGCGAAGGACGCGAACGAATGTATCGCCGCGCGCGTAAGCTCCATTTCGTAAATACTTTCCGGCGCGTTGCTGAAAACGGGCGTGTACCCGTTTAGCATTTTGAAATAGCCTTCCGCCTTCAAGTCGGCTTTCGGCTTCCGGAAGATAGTTTCAAAAACTCCCATGTTTTTATCACCCCGCATTTTTGAGCATTTCGCCGATTTCGTTATAATATTTCTGCCGCACGGTCAGCGCGTCGATCACGGAAACGAAGCCGTCAATTCGCGCCCTCTGTTCGATCTTCACGGGACGGAACTTCCGCGTTTCCATGTTGTGCTTCAATGCGACGTTGAGGAAGTGCGCCTTCAACAAGTTATTGTCGGCAATCTTGAAATTGCCGTCCTTGATAACGCCTTCAAACTCACGGATCACGGGCGCAAGGTTTTCACCCTGCCATACGTCGTCCGTCTGCCAGCCCGCGTTCTTCAAGTCGTCGATCAGATATTGCGCGGAATAGCGGTCGTACCCGATCTTCAAGATATATATTCCGTACTGATCCCGAAGCATAGAAAACCATTCGTAAACGTCGCGATAATCGACGTGGTTTTCGCCGGATAGTTTGACGATCCCTTGCTTCACGAATATGTCATACGGTACACCGTCGATCGCTTGCGCCGTTTCAAGGCGGTTCGCGGGCATAAAGAATTGTGCGAAGGCATATAGAACGCCGTCCCGCTCGATCACGACGGAAGCGGCGGTCAAGTCCGTTGTTTGTGAAAGGTCTATGCCGCCCACGGCGTAACTGTCCTTGAAATCCTCCAGCTTCGCGTGAATTCCTGCGCCGTCAACAACGACGTAATCAAGCCACGCGACGGAAGAATTCTGCTTGATGTTGCAATACTTCGTAAGGAATTCAGCCCGCTTCGACATACTCATTTCGGCGACGGCGATTTCCTCTTTGAAGAAGTCCGGCGAAACGGAAACGCCCATATTCGGATTTGCTTTTTTAAGCTCTTCAAGGTCGTTCCATTTCTCCACGTCGTCGATCATGTAAAGCAGGGGAAGAAGGCGGCGTTCCTTGCTTCCGCCCTTCAAAAACGCGGTCGATCGCTTCATAAGCTCATCGAAAATACC